AATATAAGTCCTACGACTTCTACCACTACGACAAAGACTTTTGGCTACACTCATGGGGTAACTTGATGCCCTTTCACCTGGACACAGATGATAACTATTCTTACCACCGCTTTGTTAATAGCTCACAGTGGGTAGATTATTCTGTAGGACTTATATTTGGAGTAAAGTTCAACAAAAGCTTTGGGGTATTCCTAGAGGGCAAGTACAATAGGTACTGGGATAGAGAGTGGCATGACTTCTCCGTTGGGTTGAACTACATACTTATTTAAAATGGCACAGCAAATAGGAGAGGACACTAAGGTAACTCTAGACCTGAAGACTATAGGAATGGCTGTTGCAGGTATTGGGACAATCGTAGCAATGTGGTTTGCATTGCAGGCGGACATAGCAGAAGCAAAGGAACTCCCAGAGCCAGCAGCCCCCGAGATTACACGCATGGAGTTTGACATGAAAGACCAACTGGTCAGACAAACTATCATGAGTACACAAGAAGATGTGACTGAGATCAAACAAGACATCAAGCGCATCGAAGAAAAAATAGACCAACTAAAATGAGACATGAGAACTGCACTAATTGCTGCACTATTCTCTGTGCTATTCTTGGCACCTGTCCCTTCAAAGCCTGATCTAGGCGGGATATGTGTTGTAGAATTTAACGCAGATTTTAACAAGCAGAATAGCGTACCCTGGATAGAGAAACTATCAGAGTGTAACGCTGTACGGGTAAACATCTCGGCTGAGCCAGAGATGCAAATGGAACACAAGATTGTTGTTGTACCAACGATCATTGTATTCAATGAGGGCGAAGAAGTTGAACGCTTCCAAGCCAATATCATGATGACTATGGAGACCACCAAGAACGAAGTTCAAGAGGTGGTTGATGAAATTATTTTGAGCGACTTCTAAGTTGTTGTATATTCGCACCGAAACCGCTTCCTAGCGACCGGCCCTGGGTAATCAAAAAGGGCCTAGACATCGGGTTACAGTAGCTGTCACCATAGGCAGTGAACGTTGTCCCCGGTAGTTTCGCAAAGTGCGTTGGTATAAAACTCGGGTGGGAACCAGGCTATAGGCTGATAGAAATGCCCCCACGTAGGCTTAAGACGGCGAGTGGAAGTCCAACTGCTAAACACAAAAACCAAGGGGGTAAATTGTATCCAGTCATGAGAGAAATCAACCGCATCATCATCCACTGCTCCGCAACGAGAGAGGGACAAGACATAGACGCAGCTACAATCAAGAAGTGGCATACCGAAGACCGAGGATGGTCGGATATCGGGTATCACTATTGTATCAAGCTTGACGGTACTTTAGAGGCTGGAAGACCGCTCGACCGTGCAGGGGCACACGTCAAAGGACACAACTCCGATTCAATAGGTATCTGCTACATAGGGGGCGTAGAGGAAGACGGTAAGACACCGAAGGATACAATGACCCCAGCCCAGGAGCACGCAATGCGTGAGCTGATCTTCTCGCTGCGTATGGTATGGGACAAAGAGTTGACCCTACACGGGCACAACGAATATGCCAGCAAAGCATGCCCTAGCTTCAAAGTCAGCGAAAAATTCGCAGATATCTTGTAAAGCATTTGGTTATATAAGACCCACTGTTATATATTTGTCATAAACCAAGCATTATGGCAAGTATTAATTTCAAACCAACGCGGGACTGGGTAGTGCTCCCGATGCAACGTAAGGACAAGACCGATAGCGGTATCGAACTTGTTGGGGGTGCAGAAAACTCACTACGTACTAACATTCTTAAGGTAATCGCTGCCGGACCACAATGTCAGATGGTCAAGGAGGGCGACACAGTTATGATTCACCCTAACTCAGAAGGTCTTGTGATCAATCTGGATGAGGGTGAGTTTGTCATGGTTAACGAATTCACTATCTGCGGTGTCATACCGGACTGATGGAAGGAAGCGTAACCATACCTATCAAAGCGTTTGATGAGTTGAGGTTGGCCAAAGAAACAGCTGACGAGAAGGAGCAGAACCTACACAGAGCAGCTAGAGAGCTAGAAGTATTCCTGTCGTTCTTGGTGACAAGAGACAACATACAGGAGTTTCTAGATGAGTTCAACAGGCAATCCTCCACTAGCCGCATCAACATAGACGACGGGAGAGCTAAAATAGTATTCAGATGAGCAGTAACATTAAGATAGAAGTGAAGACTACCTACCAGTTTCTGCAGGTGTTTAACGGAATACTTGAGCTGACTGAGAAAGAGCTGCAGGTACTATCCAGTTTTATAGACCTGGGAGATACAGTAAACCTGTGCTCTGCAGACAACAAGAAGAAGGTAGCAGAAAACCTAGATGTAAAGGACCCAAACACCCTGAACAACTACGTAAAAAGACTGAAGGACAAGGGGGCAATCAGAAAAACAAAGAACGGGTACAAGCTATCCGGTCTGCTAAGTCTTAAGAACAATGTAACAATAACTGTAAAAGATGCCCGTGTTTGATGTGTTTGTCTACGATCCCTGGTACATATCAGTAATATATAACCCAAGCGGGGCACAAGCAGTAGTAATCATACAACACTTAGAAAATGGGGAAGAAGAAACCATCGATGCTGGATATGCTTAAGAACTTTGCTAAAGAGGTAAAAGACTATGCAAAGGAAGGCGCACCCAACGTTACAGAAGAGGTATACGAAAAGAGACTAGGAGAATGTGAAGCATGCGAACATCTCAGAAAAGATGTCATGAGATGTGGCAAGTGCGGATGCCTAGTGGAGCACAAAGCCAAATGGGCTACATCCAGTTGCCCAGACAAACGGTGGCTCAAAGAGGTAGTAGGGGCAAGCGGGAGAGCAATTGCTCTTAAGAAGAACGAAAGACTGGAGAAAATAAAGGCTGCCAGAAGAAAGAGAAGAGATGCAAGAAAAGGTAATTCTACAACGTCTAGCAACTAAGTATGGGTTATCTATACAGAAAGTTGAGGAGGCAGTCTATTATCAGTTTAAATACACTGCACGCATAATAAAGGATGGCGGCTTTGAATCAGTCAGATTGCCGTATCTTGGTAAGTTTCATGTCCTACCTGGACGACTAAAACATTTGAACAATGTCAAATATGACTCAAGATAAACTACTTTACTTTAGAGACAGTGCTCGACGGGAGGTATTCTACCCGCTTAGCAGGCTCAAGGGAATAAAGAACGACTTCTCCAGCACAGGGACAGTAGAGTTTTGGTTCTCGTCAATGAAACATGCTGGACAAACTAAGGTTGCGTATGAAGGAAGCAATATTGACGGTGACGACTTTGTAAGAATAAAGTTCAACGATAACTCCTTTGTATATGGGGCAATACTTTACTTCTGGCAAAGAGTTTACACTGCAAAGACCGTCATATTCAAAGTGGTGGACGCAGTTGACGACGGCAATGGACACTTCACGTTTGCAGCATTTGGGCAAACCTACAATCAGTATTTGATTGGGCACGCAACAAATGCGGCTGCAACTTCACCAGACCTCGCAGACTCCTGCGTAATTAACCTTCAGCTAGACGCGTGAGAGACTTGATAACTGTCAGTAACAACGTAGTTGTCCCAAGCGCGTACGCACTCACCATCAATGAGTTCAAGGGTTTGAAAGGGCAAGAGCTGGGTGCGGTATACTTCTATGCGGACCACCGCTCCCCCTACGCTGTGTACGACAGTAAAGAACGTGTCGGTAAAATAGGCCAAGATCTCAAGGTTAAGTTCACACCCAAAGTGATGGGTGCAGTCGACAAGTATAAGGAACTCTCAGAAACATCAGCAATCAAACTGTTAAAATCTGCACGTAGTTCGGTAACTAAACTGGAGAGGTACTTTGACACAATAAACCTAAACATACTGGATGACCACGGCAAGCCCATATACCACGCCAAGGACCTGATCGCCAACCTGGCAAACATGGGCAAGGTTGTCAACGGACTGGAGGAGTTGGAGGCAATCGTCAAGAAGCACGAACAGAAGGAGAACCCCAATAGAGGTGGTGTAGTAACCAATAAGTACTCGCAGTAATGGACAGGCCTACTAAATACGTAATAGCAGGCTACAATCAAAACCACAAGAAAACTGTGAAGGAAGTTGTCAGGGAGCTGACCAATCTAAAGGTTGCCAACCAAAAGCTTAGACCTAAAGAGTTGGCGCATACACACTACGAGTTCTGCATACTGCACCCCAACTGCATATTTAACAATCCTAAGATACCAGGTAAAGTAGCAGAGTGGGAGTTGGAGCAGATGAAGAACTACAACATAAAAGTCATATACCTCTTCTCGTACCACACAAAACAAAAGGCTGTAAACCTAAACGCATACTACAAGTACTATAAGGACCACGTGGACTTGGTGATACTAGAAGAAATGTTCAAGGACGATGGCCTGCACTTAGAAGCAGTTCTGTCCTCTTACTTCAAAGACCATGTTTCATAACTCAGCTAAATACTCACCGGCAGCGCAGCACTATATAGACTTTGGGTTTTATACAGATGCATTGCCTGGGACAAAAGAGTACTACGACTACTGGGATGAACAGAAAATAAGATGCACGCAGGGGTATTTAGACATAACGGGGTATCACTATTTCTACCTAAACTTCTGCCCTATCGACCGAGTCGTAGACGAATTCATGGCAGATGGCACAAAGATCGCACGAAGAGAAAGAACATTTCCTGCCTTCTACGACGGAGACCACCATTACTTCACTGCGGTAGACGAAGCCAGAAAAACAAACAAGCACCTGGTAGTTCTCAAGGCACGCCGTAAGGGATTCTCATACAAGGCGGGGGCTATGCTGGCTAGGAACTACTTCCTGATGCGCAACAGTAAGAACTACGTATTTGCATCGCAGAAAGAATACCTGATTGGTGATGGACTGCTCAGCAAAGCATGGGACTTCCTGTCATTTGTAGATGACAATACAGCCTGGACACAGCCACGACTACGTGACCGTGAGATGCACAAGCAATCAGGGTACAAGAAGAATGTAAATGGGGCAGATGTAGAACTTGGGATGAAGTCACAAATCATTGGGGTATCTCTGAAAGACAACCCAGACAAGGTTCGTGGTAAAGCAGGTGATCTGATTTTCTTCGAGGAGGCAGGGTCATTCGGCGGTCTACTTAAAGCCTGGGAGGTAGCCATGCCTACTATGCGTCAGGGCTCTAAGACACTGGGCACCATGATAGCATTTGGTACAGGTGGTGAGGAAGGCTCTGGCTTTGATGGCATGGATGAACTGTTCTACCACCCAGAGTCCTATGACTGCATGGCCTTTGACAATACGTGGGATGCAGGAGCTATGGGAACCAAGTGTGGGTACTTCGTACCTATATACCAAAACCTAGACGGCTTCATAGACGACAACGGTAACTCAGAAACAGAAAAAGCAAAAGATCATGAGGAGCTACAGAGGGAGAAGAAGAAAGGGGCCAATGACCCAAAGGCGCTTGACCAGTATGTCGCGGAGCACCCGTTCACACCACAAGAAGCAACGCTACAGGTCACAGCAAATCTTTTTGATGTCAACAGTCTTAAAGAGCAGTATAACAAGGTTAAAGCTCATGGGCTGCAGACTGAGGGAACTGCTGGGGTAATGTACCACAACAAAGAGGGTAAGGCCACCTTTAGACCATCAGGAGATGTGCACCCTGTATACAAGTTCCCGCACAGAAAAGGGGACAGGACAGAAGGTGCTGTAGTAGTCTATGAAGCTCCTTACAAAACAAAAGACGGAGATGTCCCACACAACTTGTACCTTATATGCCATGACCCCTACGCGCAGGAGAAGTCAGGAAGCAACGAGTCGCTGGGGGCAGCATACGTAATAAAAAGACCTAATAACCTGTCCAAGCCGGACGATATAATTGTAGCAAGCTATGTTGGGAGACCACGAACGCAGGATGAGTACAACCAAAATCTATTTATGCTCGCTGAATACTACAACGCAAAGATCGGGTTCGAGAACGACCGTGGAGAGCTTATTGCTTACGCGAAGAGATATCGCAAGCTACATAAGCTACAAGAAGAGTTTGAAATGCTCGATAAGCGGGAGCTCAGATCTAGGAATGTAAGACGTCAGTATGGCATGCATATGACAGAGCAGCGTAAAAGACAAGGAGAGTTATATATTAGAGATTGGCTTACAACACCGCGAAATACTGACGAGGATGGTAATATAATGCTTAACTTGCATAATATCTATGACCCTGCTCTTTTGCAGGAACTCATCAAGTTTAACCACAAGGGTAACTTTGATAGGGTAATGGCACTCATGGTTGGTATGTACCACACACGAGAGTTATATAATAGAGAAGTTAGTGAAATTGTAAACGATAGGTCGGCGGACGACTGGTTTGACCGACTTTATAAGTAATTTTAGCAGATGTACGGTACCTATAAAATACCGCAACAACGTGTTTCCAGAGCGAAGAAGACCAAGAAGTGGGCGGAGCAATGCGTTGAAGCGTATATAGACATGTCAAAGTTTGGGATGTCAGAAAGACGATCTACACTCAAAGCACTGTACGAATACTACAACGGCAACATCAATGACGAGGACTACAAGTATGTCCTCAAGCCGTATGGGAAGACAAGATCTAACTTCCCGTCACAGATGAGAAACTACCCCATCATCAAGCCGGTCATCGACTTGTTGCTGGGCGAGAAGTCTAAGAGACCGTTGAACTACAGCGTCATCGTAACAAACGCAGATGCTGTGACGAGAAAGGAAGAAGCCAAGAAACAAGCCCTGTTTACCCAGGTCCAAAAAATGTTTCTTAATGAGCTGAGCAAGAATACGGAGCTGGTAGAAGCCCCTGAAGAAGTGCCACTGCCTGAGGAGATCATGGAGCAGTTCGAGCGCACGTATGTAGACAACAGGGCAATCAAGGGCCAAGCTGCATTGAACTACATCATGCAGCGGGAAGAGATGTACGACAAATTCCAGAAAGGCTTCTTCCACTATCTCGTTACCGGTGAGGTGTACTCACACAAAGGTGTGCGCAATGCAGAGCCATTCTATGAGATACTGAACCCACTAGATATTGACTACGACAAAGACCCAGACATTGAGTTTGTAGAGGACGGAGACTGGGCTATCGTCAGGAAGTTTGTACACGCATCAAGTGCAGTGGACATGTTTAGCCCATTCCTTACGCCTGAGCAGGTACTGCAGCTAGAGAACCCAAAGCAACAATCTACAGAGTCGTACCTGTTGTACAGAGCAGAAGCCACTGGGGCAGAAGATAACATCTTCCGTAACCGACTGGTGGAGGTAGTTACTGTGTATTGGAAGTCACGCAAGCGCATTGGGTTCTTGACTTACAAGGACAGAAACACAGGAGTCATAGAAGAGATGCAGGTCGAAGACGGATTCCGCATACCACCTGATCTCAAAGAACAAGGCGCCAAGATTAAGTACGAGTGGATAAACGAAGTGTGGGAAGGCACGCGGATAGATGGGGACTTCTACATTAAGATGAACCCTGTCACCAACCAACGTACATCTATAGACAACCCATCACTCTGCAAACTGCCAGTCAATGGACGAAAGTACTCAGACATCAACGCTGACAACATATCAATTGTATCACTGGGTGTCCCATTCCAGCTCAACTACAACATCTTTAAGTATAGAATGGAGCTGGCGATCGCAAGATCAAAAGACATCGTAGCCCAGTTTGACATCAACATGATACCCAAGAAGTGGGACATGGACAAGTTCATGTACTTCGTTGAGGGTACAGGTATTGCGTGGGTTGACTACAATAAAGAAGGCATACAGCTGTCACCGCAGCACCAGTCAGTGCTTGACATGTCTATCAAAACAATTGACCAGTATCTCAGCCTGCTCGAGTCTATTATGCAGGAGTGGGAGAAGATATCCGGAGTAAATAGACAACGTCAAGGTGCAGTAGGACCATACGAAGGCAAGGCTA